GAGCTTTTAGAAAAAGGTAAAGAAGCTCTAGAAGATATGATTAATGTAGCACGAGAATCTGAGCATCCTCGAGCATATGAAGTTTTATCTGGAATGATAAAGAATATTTCTGACGTAAATGATCGTCTGATGGATCTTAATAAAAAACAAAAGGATCTTGAAAAAGTAGATGATGTGAAGCAAGTTGAAAACCAGCAGAATAATTTTTACTTAGGATCTACTGCTGATGTACAACGTTTGCTTCAACAAGGTGAAACAGTAAACCATGAACCTAGCGAATAGCCAATCATATCTAGGTAATCCAAACGTAAAGCGAGATGGTGTACCTGAAGAGTGGACAGTTGATAAGCTAACTGAATACCAAAAGTGTATGCGAGATCCAATATACTTTGCAGAACAACATGTAAAAGTAATTTCACTTGATAAAGGTCTAGTTTCCTTTAAGTTATACCCTTATCAAAAACAAATGTTTGAGCAGTTTAATGAGCATAGGTTTAACATTGTTTTGGCATGCAGACAATCGGGAAAATCGATATCCGCGTGCTCGTACCTGCTCTGGTATGCGCTGTTTCATCCGGAGAAAACTGTTGCGATCTTGGCTAACAAAGGAGCAACAGCAAGGGAAATGCTCTCGAGGATTACGCTTATGCTCGAGAACTTACCGTTCTATTTACAACCCGGGACAAAAGCTCTCAACAAGGGTTCGATTGAGTTTGGTAATAATTCTCGAATCATTACTGCTGCGACCTCTGGTAATTCTATTCGTGGTCTTTCCATCAATCTTCTTTATCTTGATGAATTTGCTTTCGTAGAAAGAGCCTCAGAGTTCTATACTTCCACATATCCTGTTGTGTCAGCTGGTAAGGATACTAAAGTTATCATTACATCTACAGCTAACGGTATTGGTAACATATTCTATAAGATATGGGAAGGCGCAGAACAAAAAGTCAACGAATATCATTCTTTCCGAGTTGACTGGTGGGATGTTCCTGGCCGCGATGAAAAGTGGAAAGAAGAAACAATAAACAATACAACGCAGCTGCAGTTCGACCAAGAGTTTGGTAATACATTTTTTGGTACTGGTGATACGCTTGTTAATGCTGAAACATTAATGGGATTGCGTGCTGATAGTCCAATGAGATATATTGAGAATGGTGATGGCTTTGTTTACAAAGAGCCAATAAAAAATCATACTTACATTATGACTGTAGATGTTGGGAAGGGAAGAGGACAGGACTATTCAACTTTTACTTTAATCGATATTAGCGTCACGCCTTTTGAGCAAGTGGCTGTATACCGGAACAACACTATCTCTCCATTGCTCTTCCCTAATATTATATATAAGTACGCAACTGTCTACAACCAAGCATACGTTATTATTGAATCAAACGATCAAGGGTCTGTGGTGTGTAATGGATTATATCATGATTTAGAATATGAAAACGTGCATGTAGAATCGGCAGTTAAAGCAAATGCTATCGGTGTTACAATGACACGCAAAGTAAAAAGGTTAGGTTGTTCAGGATTAAAAGATTTACTTGAAAATAATAAACTAAAAGTTGTAGATGACAATACTATCATAGAAATATCAACCTTTGTAGGTAAAGGCGTTTCTTATGAAGCTTCCGATGGCAATCATGATGATTTAGTTATGAATCTTGTCATGTTCGGATATTTTGCTCAAACACAATTTTTTAATGATATGACTAATATTGATATAAAGAAAATGTTGTTTGAAGAACGCGTACAGGCAATTGAAGATGATATTGTACCTTTTGGATTTGTAGATGATGGTACAGCTTACAACCACGAATTAGATCAAGATAAGCCATCGTGGTACATCGAGTTTGATGAAAATTGATTTTATTATAAATATAGTTGTAAGTGATAAAACCGTATTATGAATCATATAAATAGAACCCAAGAGGTAAGCTAATGGCACTTTTTGCACCATCACAAAGTCCTGCAGTTGTCGTCAAAGAAGTAGATCTTACAGGCGGAGTGCCTAACGTTCAGACTTCTACGGGCGCCTACGCAGGTAAGTTTATGTGGGGGCCAGCTGATCAGAGAACTTTAGTTGCAAATGAAGAGCAACTTATTGAAGAGTTTGGAGCTCCTGATACAGCACACTCGATAAACTTTCATGACGCAGCATATTTTCTGCGCTACTCAAACACATTACAACTAGTTCGTATCGCCGATTCAAGCGCTGGTAACGCCGTTTCAACTACCGGTCAAACATCTGCATACGTTGTTGGAACATACACAGTACCAACAGTAAAAAATAAAACAAACTTTGACGCTCAACTAGCTAGTTTAGATTCAGACGGTCACACCTTTGTTGGCCGATTCCCAGGAACACTCGGCAATTCTTTAAGAATTTCTGTATGTCCTCATTCTACTGGAGATTCTGCATTTAATGGTTGGACGTATAAAGGTTCTTTCGATGCACCACCATCAACTTCAAACTACGCGTTTGATCGTGATGCAACGTTTGATGAAGTTCATGTTGCAGTTGTTGACATTAACGGTGAATTTTCCGGAACCAAAGGTACGGTTTTAGAAACATATCCGTATCTTTCTGTTGCAACTGACGCTAAAAACGTCGACGATGGATCTAGTATCTATATGAAAGATGTACTTAATGAACGTTCAAGATACGTTCATATGGTTGACTTTGATTCTAACTTTACAAACTATGCAAATGCTGGTACAGCAACAACAGCTGGTACAGCAAAGATTTTTGCCGGAACTGATGTTAGAGTTTCACAAATATCTGAGTATTCATTTGACTCAGGCACAAATTCAGGCACAATTTCAGTCGGACAATATTTAACAACGTTTGATCTTTTTGAAGATAAAGATGTTGTTGAGATTGACTTCTTGATCGCACCTGGAATGGGATCACGGACAGATCAAACAACCGTAACTAATGATCTGATTTCAACTGCAATTGCTCGTAAAGACTGTATTGTTCTTACAGGTCCAGCTCGCACAGACGTTGTTAATCAAACTAATGAAGGTACAATCACAACCAACATTACAACGACTTCTGATACTTTCACAAGATCAAGTTTCTCAGTTGTTACTGGAAACTATTTGAAAGTCTATGACAAGTTTAACGATCAATTTATTCAAATTCCAGCATCATCTTCTATTGCTGGTCTTATGGCTGAAACAGATCGTGTAGCTGCTCCTTGGTTCTCACCAGCTGGTACACGGCGAGGTGCGTTACTTGGAATCACATCAATCGAATACAATCCAAACAAAACAAATCGCGATGTACTCTACAAAGCTGGAGTCAATCCGGTCTCAAATCTTCCAGGGATTGGAGTTATTTTGTTTGGTGATAAGACTGCATTGTCAAGACCATCAGCATTTGATCGAATCAATGTACGTAGATTGTTCTTAACACTCGAACGTGCAATTGAAAGAGCTGCTAAGAATGTTCTCTTTGAATTCAACGATGAATTTACGAGAGCAGAATTTGTTAATATTATCGAACCGGTACTTAGAGATGTTAAAGGCCGTAGAGGTATTACAGACTTCCGCATTGTTGCTGATGAAACAGTCAACACTCCTGCGGTAGTTGATCGCAATGAATTTATTGCTAATATCTTTATTAAGCCTGCTCGTTCCATCAACTACATTACTCTGAATTTTGTAGCTGTTAGAACAGGCGTTAGCTTCGAAGAAGTAACCGGACAGGCATTTTAAAGGAGGATTAACCCATGGCACTAGGTAGTGTAGATGAATTTAAGTCCAGACTCACTGGTGGTGGTGCTCGCGGTAACCTCTTTCAGGTGACGTTAGCTAACCCACGTGGTGGTTTAGGAGTTGATCTAGACGTTGACTTCGCATCATTTATGTGTGAAACTGCGCAGCTTCCAGCTTCAACGGTAGGAACAATTGTTATTCCTTTCCGTGGTCGACAGTTGAAAGTTGCCGGTGATCGTACATTTGATGCTTGGACAATAACAGTAATCAACGACACGGAGTTTAAGATCAGGAATGCAATGGAGCGGTGGATGAATGCTATCGCAAACCATGCGGATGCCGGTGGTACACAGGCACCTGATATTTACTTCACGGATCTGAAGGTTGACCAATTTGATCGTGATGAAAATGTCATTAAGACATACACGTTCAAAGACGCATGGCCATCTGAAGTTGCTCCGATTGATTTGAGCTATGGTGATAATGACACCATTGAGCGATTCTCAATCACTTGGCAGTATCAGTATTGGACATCAAATACCACAGATCAATAAACCATATATAGTATGGAGGGCAAGAACATTGCCCTCCTAACACTATTTTAAGGAATTCATATGGCTGATAACAGCGGGTTTAAATTATTTGGTTTTGAAATCAAAAGAGCTTCGGATGAAGATCCGAAGAAAGCTCCTTCGATTGTCCCAGCACGTGATGAAGATGGCGCAGGTTATGTAACTGCATCAGGCTCTCACTATGGTCAATATATTAATCAAGACGGTACAGACGCAAAAGATAATCACGCATTGATTATGAAGTACCGCGGTGTTGCAATGCATCCAGAAGTCGATGCAGCAATCGAGGATATTGTCAATGAATCAATTGTTGGAGGTGAACAGCCGGTAACAATTGGAATGGATAGCCTTGAAGTTTCAGATGGCATCAAAAAACAAATCAAAGATGAATTTGATAACATCTGCTCAATGCTTAATTTTACAGAATTAGGGCACGACATTTATCGACGTTGGTATGTCGATGGAAGAATATATCACCACTTAGTTGTTGATGAAAAGAATCTTAAACGAGGAATTGTAGATATTCGTCCTATTGATTCTGCTCGTATTCGTAAAGTAAAACAAGTCAAGAAGAAAAAAGATCCAGTAACTGGAGCTAATCTGATTGAAAAGGTAGATGAATACTTTATCTTTCAAGAAAAACCTGGTGCTCAACAGTCTGGAATTAAATTAAGTCTTGATTCTGTTTCTTATGTAACTTCAGGTTTACTTGATGAAAAACGTCAAAAGGTTTTATCATACTTACATAAAGCACTAAAGCCAATCAATCAATTACGAATGATGGAAGACTCTTTGGTCATTTATCGTTTGGCTCGTGCTCCAGAACGTCGCATCTTTTATATCGACGTCGGTAACTTACCACGAGGTAAAGCCGAACAGTATATGAAAGACATTATGACACGCTATCGTAATAAGCTTGTCTATGATGCATCAACCGGAGAGATTAAAGACGACCGTAAACACCAATCTCTTCTCGAAGATTTTTGGTTGCCGCGGCGTGAAGGCGGTAGAGGCACAGAGATTTCAACTTTGCCGGGCGGTGATAACCTAGGTCAGATTGATGATATTTTATACTTTCAAAAGAAATTATATCGTGCTTTAAATGTCCCTATCAACCGTTTAGAGCAAGAAGCACAATTTAGTCTTGGCAGATCTACAGAAATTTCTCGAGATGAACTTAAGTTTCAAAAATTCATTGACAGATTGCGTACAAGGTTTGCAGCATTGTTTATTGGTATTCTCAAAACACAATTAGTCTTAAAGGGAATAGTTACTGAGAATGATTGGAAAGACATGAAGGAACATATTATTGTTGACTTCATAAAAGATAATCATTTTGCAGAACTGAAAGAAACAGAAATTTTACGAGAAAGAATTCAGACGCTTGATCAAATGAGTAATTACATTGGAGAATATTTCTCAAAAGAATGGGTAATGAAAAATGTATTAATGTTTTCTGATGATGATATTGAGCAAATGGCAAAACAGGCTGGAGATGAAGAACAGCCACAAGGAGATGAAGAATGAGTGAAGTAGATTACGTAGATGCAGCTGAAAATGAACCAGAAGTGGAAGTAAATCCATTAGCTGATCTAGTTGATGCAGCATTGGCAAAAGATTACAATAAAGCAAGTGAGATTTTTGGTCAAGCCATCAGTGTTAAACTTGATGATGTAATGGACCAAGAACGTATTCGTTTATCGAATTCAATCTATAACGGCGAAGAGGAGGCCGAGGACGATGAAATCGAAGATGAAGACATGGAAGATTCTGAAGACTTATCTGATGACGATATGGATGTGGAAGATTCTGATGATGAAGGGGACGTGGACGATAGCGAAGATGATGATGTGGTCGATGAAGAAGACGCTGAAGAATCCGTTCAGTAGAAAGTAATAAAGTTATAAATATATTAGAATAAATGTAAAAAAAGGTTTGTGTAAAATGAAATTAATTTCAGAATTTGTAGATCATCAAATCGGTTATAATATTATTACCGAAGAGAAATCTGGCAAAAAGAAATATGTCATTGAAGGCGTATTTGCGCAAGCCGAACAAAAGAATCGTAACGGTCGAATATATCCAAAAGCGATCATGGAAAAAGCGGTAGGAGACTACCATGATAAGCAAGTTTCCAAAGGTAGAGCTGTTGGTGAATTGAATCACCCTGAAGGACCGACCGTTAATTTAGATAAAG